TGGGTTTGTTATGGTTGGATCAAAGAAGGTGCCTGCATCAAATTTTGACAAATTTGAAGATATCCCTGCAGCCTTCGTGTTTCAAGTGTGGACACCAAGTAATAATTCCTCCTCAGCTTTATTACCCAATTCTGCTACCATGTATTTCTCTGTCGGTGCTCTACCGCAAACAGCTTCTGACTTACTCACGTTGTCATCTAAATCAGCCACTAGACCGGCTAAGGATGGTGCGTTTGTTGTTCAACAAAACATGGGTCCTATATCAGAATGGCAAACTTCACCACCAACTAATGACACCAATAATGTCTTTCCATACAGTTTAACAATTTCATTGATGCGTTGTCACAACACTGGATCTGCCACTACCTTCGTACCACTCTATTCACAAGAGGCTACATCCAATTTGACCTCACCATTTACTGGTGAGACAAAATGGAATAACCTCGATTGGTCCTACACGTTGTTCGAAGGTTTAACCATACCATCTGTCACGGGCACCACGCTATCATCAGTTCCATATATAACCGTTAAGACATTTAAAGGATTTGAAGCCTCACCAATGATAGGCTCAAACCTACTTGCATTCCAACATTCTCTACCATTACCTGACCCAAAAGCCATACAAATGGTAGTCGGTATTATGCACGCACGTCCAGATTCATTGCCAGCCTCGGCAAATGACTTAGGCACAATTGCTGCGACCGCACTACAATTTCTGCCCAAAGCAGTTGATTGGCTCAAAGACCTATTTGGTAACAAAGAGAATAAAGCGAAAGCTATGGCTAAAGCCACTGATTTTGTCAAAGGGAAACCAAAGGCAAAACCAACTAAACAACCGAAAACGGCTGCTGTCGCCAAAGTTGTTAAAAAGGAAGATAATAAGTTAGGGCAACAAATTGCCAAACTAACTAAGCAGGTCGCATCAATGGCATCCAAACCACCTTCATCGACCTTACCTTCCTACACCTCTTCCGATTTATCTAAGAAGAGGCCAAGATCAAAGAAATGAGCGATCATTTCTTAACGTCCACACAAGCACCTGGCCCTTTATAGGCGTGGACGACGTAGATTTTCCAGGTTTTCTACATAATGTTTATTTGCGACATGCGAAGGAAAACGCACATAACTCCGCGAAGGAGGGCTATAAGCTAACCAAAAATTTAATCATTTTAATACATAATTTAATTAATTAATAATACGC